AATCCACATATCATTTTTAATACTTTTTGCCATGCCTACTTGTTGCATTATTCTTCTTCTCCTTCATACATTTTTTTTGTTATAGTTTTAATTACCTCAATAGACCATTCAATTCCTTGAATACGACCTACGAGTTGCTTATAATTAGCGAATGAATCTGCTTGTCCATTCGCTAAATTAATTCTTAATAAATTTAACTCTTCTTCAAACTTACGAAGAGCTTCATTAGATACTTCCATTTATCTTATTGGTCTGCAAATGCAGGTGCAGTAGTTGAAGTTACATTTCCAAAGACTTGATAGTTTGTGCTATCAAGACCAATAAATGTTACATCAAAAGCTGCAGGCACATTTAATTGTAAACTACTATTAGAACTACCATTTGGATATACAATAGCATTATCAGCATTAGTATCTAAATGCACAATATTACCTTTATAAAAATTAGTATTACCTGGTGTTATAAATATTGCATCAGTAGCATCAGTAGCTCCACCACCATAAACAAATTTATAAGCTACACCTGCTTCTGGTGCAGGAAGTGTATAAGTATTATCTTGTCCACCATCTGGTACTAAATTTATTCTACCACCATGAGTTGTATTTACAATAGTAATATCACCATCTGCTAATACTACAGGTGTAACAACTTCACCTTTATTACCAAAAGTAATATTTTCTGTTATTGCTCCTGTATCTGAGTCCTTTGTAATACCAATAAAGCCACTTTCAGCTCTAATTGGTCCACTAAAAGTTGTGTTTGCCATAATTTATTCTCCTTAAATAAAATTAACCTGTAGTCTTGGCTTGTCTGCTAGGGCAGTCGACAGGCATAAATATCCCTAGTTACTTTCATTTTTTAACTGATTTAAATTAATATTTTCTTCATGCTTAATTAAGTCAGTTAATATTTCAACTAATTTTAAACTTCTTTCTTTATCATCTGTAATATTTAATTCTTCTAATTTTGATAATGATTGAGCTTTTATTTTTTCATAATCAACTTCAGTCTTTTGGTCTGCAATAGCAGCTTTAGTCATAGCATCTAATGCTTTCATAGTTTCTTTACTTGCTCTATCTAAATCACCTTTTTCTTTTTTCATCATAGCAGCTTGTCCTGCTTTTGCTGAGTCTGCTAATAGTTTAGCTTCTTTTAATTCTAACTCTTGTGCTTCTAATGCAGCATCTGCAGAAAACTTTGCTGATTGTGCTTTTAGTTTTTCTTTTTCTAATTCTACTTTAGCTTGTTCTAATGCAACTAATTGTTGCTCTGGTGATTGTGCTTGACCAACAGCTAAGTTAGCATTTAATACTTGTTGTGCTGCTTGAGCCATTGCTAGTTCTGCAGCTTGTGGATTCTGTGTTGCTTCAGGTGGCATTTGTTGCATCATCATTCTAGTCATACCATTAACTTGTTCTTGATATTTCATCACAGAGTGTTCTTGTATATTAGCTTCTAGTAATGGTTTAATTCTAGCCATAATAGGATTCTTACCATTTTGTGGGTCCTGTAAATATGACATCTTTGTTTGGATATGAGCATCATGATTTTGACCTGCAAATGCTTTTATTGGAATACCTTTTGTTGCTGCCATAATATCTGATACAGGGTCCATAGGTTGTGGTTCTTTTTTAGGAGGTAGTATCTGTTCTATATTAGGCATATTAGCAGCATTTAATATTGTTCTATTTAATGCTTCTATATTAAACATACCAGGAGGAGATTGTTGAGCCATTTGGAGAGCCATTTGGGCTAACATCATCCTATGTGCATTAGAAGGAATGTTAGGGTCGCTGACAGGGATTACATCAACCCTTCCATCAAAATCTTTCTTAAACACATTTTGTTCTGCAAAAGGAACTTCATATGGATACTCTGAGGGCAGGTATTCATAATTAATACGAGAAAGAATTTTAAATTCATCTTTCTGAGATTTATGTAATCTCTTATGTATTGAAGAAAAGAATTTACTTGAAGCTTCTAGTAGTGCCATTGTTGTACCAACAGGACCATAAGAAGCTGCATCTGAAACAATCTGTTCTGTACTATCAGCAAACTTCTGACCTGCTGCAGTAACAAAACCTAACATCTGAAATAGAGTAGAGGAAGGCTCTTTATAGGGGAGAGGAATAATTGCCTTGCTTAAGTCTACTCC